ATAACTCATACTAACTTTATCAAAAAATGATCCCAATTTCGCCATACGATTTGGAAACTGGACATACATATTATATTGAAAGCTATACTAAAGGTAGCTATAATTATAATAAAGGTTGCTATGATAAAGGTGTTCGTACAAACAAATATCGTGGCGTTATTAATAACTTGAATGCCGGTATCTGGTCTCATCGGTATAGTGTACTTGAAATTGGAAATATGATTGAATATGTAAACGGACAAGAAACCACATCAACTGACCAGCTTTCTCCAACCTTTCCGGGAAATGTCTTTTACATATATGCAACTACTAACACAATAGAGGGCCCATATTGGTTATTTTATAAACCCGTTGCGGATCATTTAATGACTACACAAGTGCTTAGACAACGTACTCGCTTGGATAAAGTAAGTATTTGGGGGTTATATAAACAGCATTTGGGCAAATACCGGGTAGAGAGCGCAACATCTGGTGGGATCCCACCACTGACATGCAGACGTGAAATGCAAATGGTGAACTTAACTGGGGTGTTAGAACTAAAGTATGCGTATCTAACCCCAGAAGAGAAAAAATTGAAAAGCGAGGAATGGCGTTTTAGATGTGCAAAGGTGTAAAAATTTGGGCAGCGGAATTTATTTGGAAATATTTTCGAATTTCGTTATAAAAATTTAACATGGATCATTTCCCATACTAACATTTAAATAATACAAATGATCGCTACTACTTGTGCAATGTGTTGGAGAACATGAGTTTGAGCAATTATCATCTTCACTGTAATATGTATCATCGCAAATTTTATAATTCGAATTGTCTTCACTGTACCATATCTCATTAGGTATGTGTAAATAATCTAAAAATTCTTCTGGTACATGAGGTACTATATCATAATGATGTGTTACTCTATAATATGGAATATTATATGCAGTAAATGATTGCACAAATACATCATTACCTACTCTTGGACTTCCATATGTATATAAATATGCTATTTTATAGTTATATAGATTAAGAATATCATATGCAAATAAAATTGCTTCTGCAGCACCTAATGAATGTCCCGTTATACTCAAAGTATTAATATTATATTTATTAGTTAAAATATGTAAATTATTTACCAGATCTGTTTTTATTTTACTATAAGAGGTGTAAAAGCCCTTTTCAACACTGATAGACGAATCGTTATAGGGAGATATTTTTGATATTTTAATATTATCTAACCAATTTTGAATATTTGACGAACCTCTAAACGCAGTAAAAATAGTTTTGGTTGTAGAATCATATCCTTGTATTGCTCTAGCGCCGGAATTTTCAACAATATAATCTAGTTTAAATGAATTATCACAAGTATCGCATGTCCATTGATCAATATCTGATACACAATAACTAGACTGACATAAATCTACATAATGTTTTGATATATCTTTATCATAAGCAAATGCAAGAGAAAATAAAAATAAAACTAACAACATTTATTATATATATAATAAGAAACATTTATATCTTTTTTATTATAAAAATGTGATTGGAGGACCAGGGCTTATCAAAATATTATTGATCCCTGTACCTCATTGATGCTAACAATGCGCTTTCGGCGTTTTTTTTAAAAACTCTACCATTTGAGCTAGACCCCCTTCCAATATATCTAAATATATTTAAATCGAAAAAATAACGCATATTACTTATATTCATCTTTAATTTCATTACTTAGATATGTATTTTTTCCAATAGCGCGGATTATTTTATTAGTTTCTTTTTCGTCATCTTCAATACTAGTCATGGAATTAAATACTAATTTTGTCATTTTTGTTTGAAGATTATCATCTATATCCCAACCATTATTTGCATCTTTCCATTTAGATATATTTGTTCTTTGTTTAAACGATAATGTTTTTATTCCCTGAACAATCAATTTCAATTCATTATCTTTTTCCCATACATTATTATCCTTAACATACATAGTTTTCCTAGATGGATCAGTACAATGAATTGGGCGTTCTAACACATCCATATTATTAAGGCCATTCGTAATCATATTAGTAATAGTTTTGGTTAAGCCGTTTTCAATAGTATTATCATATGTTTCACTAGTAATGGGTAGTGAATGTATAAAATCTGTAAGATTCATAGCATTTTTGCAGTGTTCATTCAAAAACATTTGAATATTAAAATTATTTGTATTATGACTATTTGTATGTGTGGTATTATAGCTATTTTCTGCATTTCCCTTCATATATGGAATGAGTTCTACAAAATTTTTTTGAATTTCTTTGTTTTCTTTTAATAGTAGCAAAATTAATTCTTTAAATTCGACTTCTTTCTCCTTGGTATATGTAGGTAATATTTGTGAATAATTACTATCGTCGTCATCAGAATATTCTTGTTGAATATCATTATTATTCTTTAATTTTCCGTCTTGATAGATGTAACAGGTTTTTTTATGATACCATAAACTATTTCTTGCCGAATATTTCTTTCCACATTCACACACGAACAATGATGTGGCGATTTTCTCGCCGTTTTTAGGTTTAGACGGTAATTTGACACCATAATCGGCGATTTTCTCGCCATCGTGTTCTATATTGTTCAATATTGTTCTATTTTTATGCTTTCTAGTGTTTAAATGTTTATTCCAATCACTTTCTTTACTACAATGATATAAACAACTATTACAAGAAAATTTATCGGCGATTTTTGGCGACTTTTTTGTTCTAAAATGTTCTAACATGTTCTATAATGTTCTATAATATAATATCTCTAAACTATTTTACAAAAAAAAGTATCGTAATAAATTATTTCAAAAAAAATGCAAAATGTGAGCATTATGCTCTAAAACCACTTTTTACAACTTTTTTCAATTCTAAATCCAAAAATCAAAAAAACACACATAAAAACCTTGTGTAATTTTTCAAAATTCAAAATCAAATCTAAAAAAACAAAAAAATGCATTTTACTTCATACATCTAATGATTTTCATTTATTTTCACTCTTATTTTCTCTCTTCATATGAAGGCAATTACCTAGATGAACCTACAAGAATTTACATTTTCTATCAGTTATAAATAGTCTATGTAGTGGAGAGTTGCCTACATAAAAACGATCCTCTTATTTTCCGAAATGCAAAAATCAGGTTATTCATTCGCTCTAAAACGAGGATAAATATACATATAGTTCCTTTTTTAAAGTTAAATAATGTAGTATATAAAATATTATATTATATTATTTTTTACTTTGGTGTATGACGGTTGCAAAATTCATTCGTTTTATCACTTATTTTACATCCACACGACATACCTTTTCTTTTTCCTGATTTTAAAATAGCACTACATTTATTTATTTCATCCTTCTTGCTTGTAGCCAATTTTTTCTCCATATATTTATGATGTGTATTACAATAACATCCATCTACATTTATGTAGGCATTATTTGAACAGGCATTTCCCTTGTTTTTACCAGATTTATATGTATACTCACATGAATATAATGACATACAATATTCTTCTGGACTATTTACACCATGAATATAAGACATGGTATTATTTAACTTAACATGTGGTAATAATTTATTATGCCGTTGTCTACAGTAAGGACACTTTATTTCATTCATTTTTAGTTTTTTTATTTCTAAGTGTGATGCCTTACATTTTTGATTACATACTTCTTTATATAATGGAAGCAAATTGAATTTATGATTACATTGTAATGTTATACTATTTTTATCTAATGGATAATTAGTTATTAGACAACACTCTTCTTCTTCATCATCTACTTCACTATCAGATTTATTTAATTCATCGTAAAAATTTACCCCTCCTTCTAAAATAATATTCATATAAAGTATTTTTTAAAATTATCTTTATATGTATTTTATAATAGAATGACGAAAACCTGGGGACCATCTACTTGGTATTTATTTCATACTTTAGCAGAAAAAGTTAATGATGAAACATTTAATGATATTAAATTAGAGTTAATACATATTATAAAATTAATCTGTAATAATTTACCGTGTCCAGATTGCAGTATGCATGCATCTACAAAAATGGACGCCCTTAATATTAATATGATAAAATCAAAGAATGATTTAAAACAATTCTTACTCTTCTTTCATAATGAGGTTAATTCTAGATTAGGCAAACCTTTATTCAAACCCAATGATCTAGAAACAAAATATAAATTAGCTAAAACACAACAAATAATACAGTATTTCATTTCTATATGGAGCAAAAGAAGTCATAATCCAAGATTAATGACCGAAGATCTTCATAAATCAAGAGCTGTATCAGAGTTTAATAAATGGTGGTCTTCCAATTATCATCATTTTAGACCATAATTATTGTATAATAATAATTATTATTAATATGATTATTATTATTATAAACTTTTAACTATTTCTCCATTTTTATAAACAACGCATTTAAATTGTTGTTTTTTTGGTCTAGAACATATTACATTATTTGATGGTTCGGCATTAAAGAACAACAAATCTTTATGATCTGTATTATACAATAATACAAAATATATTATACCTAATATCATACCAATTAGAGTACCTAATGCCACACCACTAAATGTAGTACATCCACCCATTATTTTTGTACCTGCATCTAATACTAATAAACTCAAAATTGATATTAATACAGCATAATTAATTCCTGAAATAAATTTCATAGGCAGAAATAAATACACAAATGTGAATGATATAAACATACTATTAAAAGCAGGACTTACATATTCATTTAAATTAAACGGAAATTCTATTAAATTACAACTAGGAGGAACAATTGTCTTTGATTTAATTTTGAGTGTATTTAAAACAAATAAATTAATCAATGATGCTGTTAGTATTCCCCCTAAATACACTAACCCCTTTATATCCGAATTAAATATAGAAATCATTACTAAAAAAAATGTTAATAATATTGGTGATATTGCAGCAAAGAACTGCAACATATTACTGAAATTTAATTGCATTGCCATGATATATATAATAATAGTATAATATTAATTTTATTTTATTATATTACGATATATAATATCAACTATCGGGATTATATATTTATAAATCACACCTTATATCAATTAATATTATTTATAAATTAAATAATATTAATATTTAGGTTATATATAATGTCTCAAGAGATTGACCAAAATTGGGTAAATGCACAGACATGGCCTATAGACGTTTCGTCATCTATAACATATACCTTAGTAGAAGATATTATACTTGATTCTAGTAACCAATATTTTGATATTTCTGCTAATGATGTTACTATAGATGGTAGTAATAATTCTATAAACTTTAATAATATTATCGATTATCCAGGACTTGTTAAAAATGGATCTATTATGAAACCAGATAATAATCCCCCTAAAATGGAAGAAGATCCAGTACTTGGGAATTCTAATTACAAACAGAGTTTTAATAATCTAGAAATCGAAAATTTGCGCTTAATAAAAAGTGAATCATCTACTATTAAGAATTATGCCGGTTGGTTAGTACATGCTGGTTCATACTATGAATCATCTGGTAATAAAATACATAATTGTTTAATTAATTGTGATTTAATTAATAATTCAAATCCTATACCTAATTCTAATGGAAGATACATTGCCGCAGGGTTTATAGGTTCTTATTCATTATGGGGAAACTATAATACTAGCAATGTAAACGATGATATATCTAACAATATTGTTAGAACATCAATCGAAATAACAAAATGTATATATCAAGGTACATTTGTAAGTAGTAATATAGATAGTGGTTTATCGGGTTTGATTGGATCTGATTCTGCAAATTATAATGCTAATGTAATCATTGATAAATGTATATCATATCCAGATATAAAGACTAATGGTAGTTGTGGTTTTATAGGAGGAGGTTCATTATGGGTCGCATCTAATTTAACAATGACAAAATGTCTTTATTTAGGTAGTCTTTTAATTAATGCACCTGTACTTTATGGTGGTTATTCATATGGATCAGGAGGATTTCTAGGAAATTCATGCTGTTGGAATGCGAATGCGAATACCGTTCAGAAGCACAAGGGTAAAGTAGATATATCTGGTTGTTTTTTTAATGGAGATCAGTGTCTTTATACCAATGGAATGATATTAAGTCCATATATGAATGGTTCTGCACAAGGGCAAGGATCAGCATCTGATATTACTGTTAGTAATTGTTTATCGTTATATGCTAGTGGAAACGGACAATTAGCTGGTGTCGGAACAACGCCTCCATCAGATTCAAATCAGAAATCCAAAGGAGTCCCCCAAGGTACTACTAGCTATAATAATAATTAGACAAATATTAGAGCAGATTTTAACAATGAAGACGCGCATGA